TCAGAGTGATCAAGGCAACCGAGTCGCGGCTTCAGCAGATATATGAGGCGGCGCGTCTTGGCCTCAAAGGCGACAGTCTGGCACTGGCCTCGGGTATGCTGCCAGTTGAATATAGGCGACTGTGTCAGCTAGACCCCATCGCGGAGATGGCGGCGCAAAAAGGTAAAGCGGACGCTGAGATGGCGCACGCAAGCAAACTGTCGGAAGCGTCGATGAACGGCGACGCCAAGGCGAGCCTAGCGATCCTTCAACATGTGCATGGGTGGACAGCCAAGCAAGAGATCAGCGTGGATGTCTATCAGAAGATCAGCGTACTCACCGCGCTGGAAGAAGCCAAGGCAAGACTAACCTACGTCGAAGATGCAACTACCGATATACAGCTCAACTGACGAACAGAAACTGATGGTGGAACTGTGGTCGCCGCAGATACGCGACGACCCGGAAGCATTTGTCAGGTTCGTGTTTCCGTGGGGGCAGAAGAATACCCCACTGGAGCACTTCAAAGGCCCGCGCAAATGGCAGCGGGAGATACTCGGGGATATCAAGGCGCACATCGCAAGGAACAAGGGGAAGGTTCAGATGGACACCCTGCGGGAAGCCGTAAGCAGCGGGCGAGGCATCGGCAAGAGCGCACTGGTAAGTTGGTTGGTGCTGTGGATGCTGACAACGCGCATCGGCGGGAGCGTGGTGGTCAGCGCCAACTCTGAAAACCAGTTGCGCTCAGTGACCTGGGCGGAGCTGACCAAGTGGACGGCGATGGCGATGAACTCGCATTGGTGGGAGGTGAGCGCAACTAAGCTAGTCCCGGCGCGGTGGATGACGGAACTGGTCGAGCGGGACTTGAAGAAGGGAACGCGCTACTGGGCCGCAGAGGGCAAGCTGTGGTCAGCAGAGAATCCGGACAGCTACGCGGGTGTGCACAACCAAGACGGGATGATGCTAATCTTTGATGAGAGTAGCGGCATACCCAACCCGATCTGGGAAGTGGGGGCGGGGTTCTTTACGGAGAACACGCCGGACAGGTACTGGTTCGCGTTTAGCAACCCGCGCCGGAACGAGGGCTATTTCTTTGAGTGCTTCCATGCCAAGCGGGCGTTCTGGAACGCACGCAGCGTCGACGCCAGGACGGTAGAAGATACGGACAAAGCGGTCTACGACCAGATCATCGAGGAGTACGGCGCAGACTCGCCGCAGGCCAAGGTCGAGGTGTACGGTGAGTTTCCAAGCGCAGGTGAGGATCAGTTCATCTCGCCAACGGTGGTTGAGGAAGCGTTCAAGCGGCCTAGATACAAGGACGTGACTGCGCCTATCGTTATCGGTGTTGACCCGGCACGCGGTGGTGCGGACAGCACCGTCATCTGTGTCCGACAGGGCCGGGACATTGTGGCGATCAAACGATACAAGGGCGAGGATACCATGTCGGTGGTGGGGCACGTGATCGAAGCCATCGAGGAGTACAAACCCGTCCTGACCGTAATCGACGAGGGTGGACTAGGGTACGGGATACTTGACAGACTCAACGAGCAACGTTATAAGGTGCGTGGGGTAAACTTCGGCTGGAAAGCGAAGAGTCCTATAATGTGGCAGAACAAGCGGGCCGAGATGTGGGGCGCAATGAAGGACTGGCTCAAGACTGCCAGTATTCAGACCGACCGGCAGTTGAAGGCTGACCTGACCGGGCCAATGAGGAAGTCTAACTCGTCGGGCGCTATTCTGCTAGAGAGTAAGAAGGACATGAAGGCGCGGGGGCTGGCGTCACCAGACGCTGCCGACGCGCTGTGCGTAACATTTGCGTTTCCTGTGGCGCACCGTGCGGAGTACAATCCGCAAAGAACGCTACGGACGTATGACCGTGGCGCTGTAGCAACTGGATGGATGGGTAGTTAATATGCCACTTGTTAAATCAGCAAGCCGCGCCGCCTTTCGCAAGAACGTCGCCGCTGAAATAAAGTCCGGCAAACCCGTGGCGCAAGCCGTGGCGGTTGCTTATGCGGTAAAACGCAAAGAAAAAAAGAAAAATGGCTGATCCAACAGGCATCGTCGCCGCCGCAGCAGTCGCTGTCGGGGGTAAATCGTCCAAAGACAATGCCAGCGTACTGGCAACAGCCCGTGCTAGGCTTGACTTGGCCATGTCGGCGCTGTCTGAGTCGCGTGAGGACGAGATCGACGATCTGAAGTTCTACGCTGGTAGCCCAGACAACCACTGGCAATGGCCTGCGGATGTGCTGGCGACCCGAGGAGCGGTGCAAGGTCAGACGATCAACGCCCGGCCATGCCTGACTATTAACAAGCTGCCGCAGCACGTGCGCCAGGTGACGAACGACCAACGGCAGAACCGGCCAAGCGCCAAGGTCATCCCGGTGGATGACGACGCTGACGTTGAGATCGCTGACATCTTCAACGGCATGATCCGGCACATTGAGTACATCTCGGACGCTGACGTAGCCTACGACACTGCCTGCGAGAACCAAGTATCCTACGGCGAAGGCTACATGCGGCTGCTGACGGAGTACTGCGACGACAACACGTTTGAGCAAGATATTAAAATCGGGCGCGTGCGGAACAGCTTTAGCGTCTATATGGATCCAACGATCCAAGACCCTACCGGCGCAGACGCCAAGTGGTGTTTTGTGACGGAAGACCTGACGAAAGACGAGTACGCCCGTCTATACCCAGACGCAGCGCCAATTACTACGCTTCAGTCATTGGGGGTTGGCGATCAGTCAATCTCCAACTGGCTGAACGAGGACACGATACGGGTCGCTGACTACTACTACGTCGACTACGACCGGGCCACACTGAACCAGTACCCTGGCAATCAGACGGCGTTCAATGGGACGCCGGAAGACAAGATGCTCAGAGGCATGTTTGGCAAGCCCGTCAAGTCGCGTGAGTCAGACCGGCCTAGAGTCAAGTACTGCAAGATCAACGGCTACGAAATCCTTGCCGAAAACGACTGGGCGGGCAAATGGATTCCCGTTATTCGCATCGTCGGCAATGAATTTGAGGTTGATGGACGCCTGTACGTGTCGGGTCTGGTGCGAAACGCCAAGGACGCGCAGCGGATGTACAACTATTGGGTCAGCCAAGAGGCAGAAATGCTCGCGTTGGCGCCAAAAGCGCCGTTTATTGGCTACGGCGGCCAGTTTGAAGGCTACGAAACCAATTGGAAGACCGCCAACACCCAGAATTGGCCTTATTTGGAGGTCAACCCTGATGTTACGGACGGTCAAGGCGCTGTTTTGCCGCTTCCGCAACGGGCGCAGCCGCCGATGGCATCGAGTGGGCTGCTACAGGCTAAAGCAGGGGCCTCAGAAGACATCAAAAGCACCACAGGGCAGTACAACGCCTCTCTGGGCATGGGTAGCAACGAGCGCTCCGGTAAAGCGATCCTAGCGCGTCAGAGAGAGGGTGATGTCGGTACGTACCACTACGGCGACAACCTCGCCCGTGGCGTTCGGCACATTGCCCGGCAACTGATCGACCTGATCCCCAAGATTTACGACACGCAGCGCGTGGCGCGGATCATTGGCGAGGATGGCGAGACGAAAATGGTCAAGATCAACCCCGACCAGCAGCAGCCGGTCAACAAGATCGTTGACCAGCAAGGCGTGGTCATTGAGAAAATCTACAACCCCGGCGTTGGCAAATACGATGTCGTGGCGACCACTGGCCCAGGCTACGCCACCAAGCGCCAAGAGGCGCTGGAGGCAATGGCGCAGTTGCTGCAAGGCAACCCACAACTCTGGCAAGTGGCTGGCGACCTGTTCGTCAAGAACATGGACTGGCCTGGCGCTCAAGAGATGTCCAAGCGGTTTGCCAAGACCATTGATCCTAAGTTGATGGGCGACAGCGAAGACAACCCGGCATTGGCCGCTGCACAGCAGCAGATGCAGGCGATGGGGCAGGAGATGGAGCAGATGCACACCATGCTCCAGAACGTCACCAAGTCGATGGACATGCGGGAGCTGGAGGTCAAGGAGTTTGAATCGCAAGTTAAAGCCTACCAGGCTGAAACTCAGCGTCTGGCTCAAGTCCAGGCCAACATGTCGCCAGAGCAGATTCAAGATATTGTCATGGGCACAGTCCACGGTATGATCACTTCGGGTGATCTGGTGGGCGAGATGCCTGGGCGTGAAATGCCACAGCAGGAAGAAATGCCAAATGAAATGCAATGATTTTATCGGTATGCTGTTCTTGGCCCGTGATGTGGCCCATAGCGTCCATCTGAATACTAGAAGCTATGCCAAGCACGTAGCATTGAACACGTTCTACGACGAGATCGTAGGTTTGGCAGACGGTTTTGCGGAAGCCTATCAGGGCCGCAACGGACTGATCGGCCCGATTTCCTTGATGTCGGCCAAGAAGACGACCAACATTATTGAGTTCTTGGAAAGCCAGCTTGAAGAGATCGAAGCGGGCCGGTACGAGGTGGCGCCTAAGACAGACACGCCATTGCAGAACCTGATCGACGGCATTATCGAACTGTACCTGTCAACGCTGTACAAACTTAGGTTCTTGGCATGATCATCGAATTTGAATACCCATCCCCTACTGGTGGCACGTTCCGGGACGCTATCCACCTGCCGGATGATCATGGCCTGTCTGACGCCGAGCTGACAGCGATAAAAGAGTCTAGGTTCGCCCAGTGGTGCGCTGCGTTGGAGATGACAAATGGCTGATAGATACTGGGTAGGCGGGGCCGGTACTTGGGACGCCACAACGACGACCAACTGGTCTGCTACATCAGGCGGCGCTGCTGGCGCGAGTGCGCCTACGTCTGCGGACAACGCTATCTTCAATACCCTGTCCAATGCCACAGCCTATGCGGTAACTATCGGCCTAACGGCAAGCCCTGCCACCTGCCTTGACGTAAGCATATCTGGCCCTGCGGTGGGCAACGTGACCATAACATCTGCGGCTACGTCAATCATCAACGTGCATGGTAGCTGGCTCAGTGCGGCTACGGGGGTAGCGTTCGCTTCTACTGCTGGCTGTACCTTAAATTTCCTAGCCACAACTACGGGCAAAACAGTCACAACCAACAATGTTACGTTGAACTCATTGGCTGTAGTATTTAACGGAGTAGGTGGCGGGTGGACACTGGGTAGTGCATTTACCAGCACCGCGCAAATTACGCCTAACAACGGCGACTTTAGTACGGGCAATTTTGCTGTATCATGCACCACATTGGCTACTACAAGCGCTACAACAAGGTCAATATCGCTTGGATCGTCAGCAATAACCATTACAAACAACGTTTCTTTTAACTCTGTAGTAGGGCTTACCTTTAACGCAGGTACATCCACAATCAATTGTACTGGCGCAATACCTTCGTTTACGGGTGGTGGGCAAACGTTCTACAACGTCAACTTTACCAGCCCGTCTTTTGGCACAAGCGTAATTACAGGTGCTAATACCTTTAACAACCTTAATGTAATCACAACAACGCTACAAAAAATCATCACCCTCAGCGCTAACCAGATTGTCAACGGCACCTTGACCCTTGGTGCGACGAACACAGCCCAGTTTCGTATGAGTGTTGTAAGCGACACGGTAGGCCTACAACGCACCCTGACGGTTGCTACCCTAGCGACCCTAGCTGATGTGGACTTCCGGGACATTGTTGCTGCGGGGGCTAGTATAGCTTTGGGGAATTGGGCGGGTACTCGCATTGGTAACTGCTTAGGCAACAGCAATATCACCTTTGACGCTCCTAAAACTGTGTACTGGAGCCGCCTTGCTGGGGATATTTGGAACTCTTCGGCTTGGGCCTTGACTTCTGGCGGTGGTGGAGCGGTTAACAATTTCCCGTTAGCGCAAGATACCGCAATTATTGATGATGCTGGTTTAAATGCTAGCGCTACGATAACCATAAGCACCAACGCTGACATTGGTACGTTGTCAATGGCTACCAGAACAACTGCATTGACGCTTGCGTTAGGAAACACCGATCCTAGATTTTATGGCAACGTAACACTTTGTTCATCGTTAACAACAACGGGCGTTAGTTCGCCTACCTATCAATTTGTGGGGCAAGGATTAGCTAACACTCTTAATACTGCTGGAGTTACTTTAGCCCTTTCGCAATTTAATGTTAATTGCCCCAATGGGTCGTTAACTTTAGCCAACAATACTACTATTGAACTTACTGCCACTAGTTCAGGAACAGCAATACTTTCTGCGGGGACTTTTAACCTTAACGGTTTCAACCTAACCGCTGTTGCATTTAGTAATTCTAATGCAACTACCAGAACCCTTACCCAAGGCTCTGGCACAATAAACATAACGGGTAGTAATGGTGCAATTTGGGGTTCATCAAACGCAACAGGTCTTACCTACACAACCAGACCCGTTGTTAACTTTACCTACGCTGGTTCTACCGGCAGTAGGACAATAACAACCAACGCTGCAAGCATAATAGACGCAAACGTAACCGCTGGCACAGATACTGTTACAGTCTCATCAGCATTTAACAATTTAAACTTCACTGGTTTTAAAGGAATACTTAGCAATAGTACTCGTACTATTTTTGGTAATCTAACGTTATCACCGGGTATTGGGATGACGCTAACTGCGGGGGCGTTAGTTACTACGTTTGACCGGACAGGTACAAAGATACTTACCAGCGCTGGTAAGACAATGGACTTTCCAGTGATCTTTAGCGGTGGGGGGATCACTAACTGTGTTAATCCCTTGACGCTAGGCCCTACAAGAGCGCTTACGATTACGGATGGCACTCTGAACCTTGGCGAATCGTTAGCTAGTCAAGTAGGCTCGTTTGTCACTACTGGTACAGCCCCAAAGTCATTAGGCAGTACAATTGTTGGGACTCAGGCTTTTTTATATGCCTCAGCGAATAGCACCGTAACGTACTTGACCATCAGGGATTCTCTTGTTGGGGGCGGAGTTATTTGGGATGCTCTTGCAATCACAAACGTAGATGCAGGCAACAACACTGGCTGGCTTTTTAGCACCACCCCAAGCATTAGTAACGAAATTACAATGCGCCTGCGTTCATTCACACAACCCCGGAGATTTTAACCATGTCCATGAATCTGAAAGCTGTAACGACCTGCATGGGTTATCAGCAAATCACTAGCCTGTCCAGCGCCGCCAACCTGACTGTTCCACAGCTCACGCCTAGCGGCCTAAACGCCAAACCGGTGTTTGCCTTAATCATTGCTGAAGGCCAAGCTGTTCGGTGGCGTGACGACAAGACTTCGCCTACAGCCTCTGTCGGTATGCCGCTGGCGATTGGCATCCCTTTGCAGTACGATGGCGACATAACCAACATCAGGTTTATTGAGCAAGTTGCAGGCGCAACGCTGAACATCAGCTACTACCTATGAAACTGCCGCAACTCCCCCAAGACAAGGCCAACCACTTGGTCTATGGTGCCGTCATCTTCTGCGTAGCCCTGCTTGTGGCCCACAGCGTGCTGGTGGCCGGTCTTGTGGTGCTGTTTTTTGCTGTTGGCAAAGAGGCCAGCGATGCCTGGGCCAACTACAGGGCAACAGGAACCCCACCTCACGGCGTGGAGCTGCTTGATGCTGTAGCTACATGTGCAGGGGGCGTGCTTGCTGCGCTTCCTTTGTTCATCATATAATTCGCAAAACCGTACCAGCGAGGTTCACTGGGAACTCTAAAGAGTTAAAACATGTCAGAAGAAGTATTAGCGGAATCACTACCCGTGCCAGATCAAGTTGCAACGGCTGCACCTGAGACTGAAGTTGAAACGCCGGAAGTAGCAAGCAAGACATTCTCGCAAGAGGAACTTGACGCTGCAATTGGGAAACGCCTCGCAAGAGAGCAACGTAAGTGGGAACGAGATCAGGCACAGAGGCAAGCGGAAACGCAAGTCTTGAGAGCGCCAGCAGTTCAGTCTGCCGACCAGTTTGAAACGACAGAGGCTTATACCGATGCGTTGGCTTTGCAAAAAGCCGAGGAACTGATCGCCAAACGCGAACACGCAAAGCGCCAGTCGCAGGTTCTTGAGAGCTACCACGATCTTGAGGAAGAAGCCCGGTCGAAATACGATGACTTTGAACAAGTCGCGTACAACCCCAAACTTTCAATCACCAACGTGATGGCAGAAACGATCCAATCTTCGGATGTTGGCCCTGAGTTAGCTTACTACCTCGGTTCTAACCCCAAAGAAGCAGACCGCATCTCACGCATGACGCCTTTTAGC